GCGAAAGACATAAGTGTAGGGGACCTCACTCTGAAGACCACTTTAGATGTCATGCGCTTGAGCGATGAAAACAAAAGGCCACTGGTGGCAGTCAAAATGACTCATGGCTGGCCTCAGGGACTACGCCACTTCGCTTCTAGCTTCATTCATGGCCTAGCCAGCCTGCATCTAAAACACATACTGCCGAGGCTCTACAAGTGCCCTGTGCCGATATATTATGTCTTTCATAGCGATGATGGGAATTTCAATGCCGACCTGAAAGATCTGTGTAACACAACCGGGTTGCCACTCCTAGAGGCCTCTAAGGAAGTTCTGGTGGTCGCTGAGTTGAATCAACTAGCCTTCTCCTTGTCTTTCTCAGACACCAAAATGAGCTGCACTGTCGGAGGAAACAACCTCGATGAAAGAAAGTCAGAAAATTTCCCAGGAAGAAAGATAAGCGAGTTAGTGTCAGTCTATAACATAGAAGGCACAATAATGAATTCCTGGTTAAGACAGGCCGCTTCACTCATGAATTCCATGGCTAGCAACACGTTTATTGAGAACTACCAAGGCCTTATATCAAGGTGCTGTCAGATATTTTCACTCAGCAACAGGCACGACATAGCAGAGCAGTTACACGATTACCACCTGGCTAGATTGGAGCAACGCCATTCTCATACAGCGCCAAGCGACATCCCCATATCATCGGGCGGAAGGAAGAAGGCCAGCATAATGCAACTATCTCTGTACGGTCAGTCGTATGACAATTTCCTCAAGTTCGCAGATAAGCCAGAAGTTTATGCTATGCTGAGAAACCCGGTCACATCTGGAATCACCTTCGATGGAAAAAGGATGAACAAAGTCAGAGGAATAATCTCATGGCCGGTCCAGTTGGTCGAGAACGGGGTGCGAGAACGCACAGGAATGAGCTCCATGCTCAAATTCTACACCAACAGGGCTGGCAGTGTCAATAGCGGTGTGTATGCACCTAAAAAGATGCTTGACGTGTATTCCAACCTATTCGGACAGAACGGGAGATCATATAGGCTTCACCTTAGCGGAAGGGAAACTGAAAAACTGTCTCTGTCAGAGATCATAAACGCTCTCCCGAGGAAGCCCGGGCCTGTTGATGAGTTTATTACTGGGACAAAAACGAATCTTAACGAGTTTAGGGATGAAGCTTGTCACGAATATGAACTAACCGAGAGAGAGCGTCCCGCCGATTACGGTGTACTGCATAGGAACAACCTTTCATTCGGAAGGACGATCTCATCAGAGTTTGCAGATGCTTCTTTCTTGGTCAAGCATCCCGATGAATTTAGAAACGACCTTTTGCTCCGACCGCGTTACAACACCATCCTGTCTGATCTCAAAGCGTTCTGCACGAAGTTCTCAGTCGGGACAAAGAGCCAGTTTGAAGACTCAAGACCGATATGGGAGTCGGAGAAAAAGGCCAGTTCTACACGGCGAAATTTTCTTTTACTATGGAAAGGAAAAACTGATTTTACTGACTGTAAGGCCAGGCGAGTCAAGATAAGCGAGCGCTTTACAACGAAATTTGAACGACTGGGGCAATTTAGGCCAAGCATACTGAGACCTAAACCTCCGAGTTCCGTGCAAGCAGAGTGGCTGACAG